CAGCAAACTGATATGTACCAGAAATAAGATTACCACCACTAACAACATCAATAATTGTTAGCTCAGGAATGTTAAAATTAGGCTGTAACTTGAGTTGATTACAATCAAGATCATCTGTATAGATTGGACTACAAAGAGGACTTCCTGATCTTAATATTTTAGGAATGTCATCAATGTCCAAGTATCTTCTAGGATTGTAGCCATCTGTCCAATAAATCTCTGTATTGCAGTTTGTGATTCTATGGACAATCTTGTGTATAGGATAATTGATATTAAAGTTTAAGCAAGGAGCATTTACCAACACTCTGTAAACACAATCATTATTATCCATGTAGCCAATTTGGCTATCTCCTGTGGTGGGATTTGTAACAAAGAATATATGTTTATTCTTCTCTACAATGAAGTGTTCGCCAATAACAACAGATCCTTCAGGTACACGAATACAGAATTCGTTACCAAGTTCGTTTTGGTAATTTACAGAATTAGAATCAAAGTTTTCAACAGCAGCATTAAGAGCATAAGTTAGCCTTCCCTTTTGAATTTGATTCAGTGACTGATCCAAATTCAGACCTGTGGTGGCATTGTTATACTCCTGTCTGACGTTACCTTCTTCTTGCTCAGCCATAACTTATTAGTTATTACGTCTCCTACCGTATCTATTAGTTCTGTTAGGAAGCTCGTACATATTAAATCTGTTCAGTTGTTGTCTTATTCTACGCTGCTTTGTCCAAACATCTTGTTTTTTAATTTCGATGTCTGCCATTATAAACGCTTCGTCAGAAAGTCCTTTGTAATATACAAGTTTTTGCTGAAGCTGATTAAAGGTTTCATCATTGGTTTGGTTAACAAGCGTTTCAAACACTTTGTATTTGATGAAGTGTTCTAGATATTCTCTAATACGATAATTATCAGGAAGAAGCTGATTTCCAAGACTGTCGTAATCTTGAGCATAGAAAACAAGATGGACAACGCCATTTCTGAAATTCGTAACAAACTTGTTGTCTCTAATATCGAATGAATCATAAGTAGATGAACCTGGTGTAAAGTTATGAATTGGAACAGCCCCTTGACCATACATTTCCCAGTTTTCTGTATAGTTAACATCACAGTGTCCTCTTGCAGAAATGTTTCCTGGCTTTAGAAGATATTGTCTTTGATAGGTCATTGCTGTCTCATTATTTGTTTTGTAGACAGTCTGCATGAACTCAGGCATACAACTACCATCGCATCCTACATTACCACAGCAAGGACTTTCAGGAGAACAAGCTGTAGTGATTGGACTCACCTGTATGGTGGTTTGTGTAGATGCTTGAGAATAAAATGAGTTAGCTGTTTGATATGGGAAGCCATTAATCACTGTACACATCCATGCTTCACGAACAGCGTGAAAGTTGTCTGGAAGTCTTGCTTCAAAATTATCAACAACAAGAGCTGATTCAGCTATCACGTACGTGGCTCTTCCCAGCTTTCTAAGACATTTGTCTAGATAGGTGGGGAATAACAGATCATCTACAGCACCTGTGTCAAAGTAGCTTTTTAATTCTTCTTTGACAGTTGAGTAGATTGGATCTGGGCTTACGAAGTTAAATTTATAGTAATATGCCATTTTTAATTACGATTCCATGTTGCATAAATATGTTGGTACTTCTCATCAACTTTCAAATAATGGTTAATCAATCTAGAGTTTTGTCTAGTTGGTTTGAATAACCATAAATCAGAAAACTTAAATCTACAAGATCTTTTAAACCACTTCCATCCAAAGTAATATCCTTCTGTATGGTAGTTAAAGTTGTAAATGTATTTTCCCTTCTCTCTAGTTTTTTTCCAGTCGATTGGAAGATTTATATACTCTTTACCATCAACCATTGTGGTTCTCACTCTTTTCTTTTTGTTGATTGCAAAGTCCCCTATTCCACATGGGAGTTTTACTTTCTCCCCTGTTTCAAGCATGTGCTCAACAAACATTTCATTGAAGCCATAAACAACTCTCTTCCAGTCATCGAAAGAGAGGTTTATTTCAGGCTTCTCACTCTTGAAGTTATTGTAGTTTTCTTTTGAGGCACTTCGCCAATCTATTGTTACTCTCATCTAAACTGTGGTGCATTTGGTGATTGACCATCTATTCCATCATCAGTCATGTCAGTCTTTATACTAAAGTATGTCTGAAGAATCTTCTGTGATGTTAGATCTAACACTTGCTTTTCCAAGTATCCTGGAAGAGCAAACTCTTTATCTAGAGGGTTCTGACAAAGCTGGTCAGTTGTATAGCTTGGAGTTCCGCATCCGCATTCAGGATACATAATACTATTAGGTATGTCTTCTTCAAAGAGAGCTACAAATCTAACAGCCTGTAATGCTGGATTGCTGACATAAAGATAACCATTTGAAATCCAGAAATACTGTTCTTTTTTAATAACAGGAAGTTTTAATAGATTGAGATAACGATTGACAGTAATCTCTTTTATCTTAGTGCCCTGTCCTGACATTGCATTTATTGAATAAACACCTTGAATAACATATTGATAATTTCCTTCAGATATTCTAGGAAGTTGATATGTTGATCTTGCAACAGAACAAGGATCTGCATAATCACAACATTCTGAGATGGGCACTTCACACATTTCTAAACATGGAATAGTTGTAAAAATTGTATCTGTTGCCCAGAGCTTTCTAAGGTTGGTTTCTCTTTTTATCAACAATAGTGCATTATTCCGCACTTCAGAGGCAATTGCTCTGTCTGTAATGAGGCTATCTGTTGATATGATTTTGTGCGTGCTCCTAACGTCAGAGACTAGCTTTCTTAATGTTGACATCTTGTGTTGCTGATTTTCAGAGTTATATCTACTCAAATTTAATCATTTTTCCAAATAAAAACTCCCAGACATTAAATGCCTGGGAGAAAACCTACAAAACCAATAAAGTAGAGTTTTATTTAATTGACGTAAAATTGGTTTTATTCTACAACCTTATACAACTTCTGTAGTGGTAGTTGTGGTGGTTTCTGGAACATCTGTAGTTGTACTAGTAGTAGTTGGTACAGGTGGTACATAGTCACCAGTGATGGTTAGGTTTAGCTGTGCTGCTACCCAGTCATAAGCATACTCATTTGTTTGCCATGCCTGATACTCTTCTCCAGTCATAGTCAAGTTTCCTTGAGCAAGCTGTTGACCAATCGTTAGGTCTACAGTCTCAGATAATATCTGATAGTAAAATGTTGCTGAGGTACTTAAATTGTCGTTAATGCAATAGGCATTTAAAATAGTACCTTCGTCTTGGGTTCCATTTACCCAAATTAAAATTGGCTCAATTGTTTTCATCGTTATTTTGTTTAAGCGTAAATATAGATAGTTTTATTTTTTCTTACCCCTGATAAATATCTAGACATATTTCTATGATTCAAATTGTACAAGTCTGTTAAATCTTTCAAGCAGTTGTAGAAAACACCAGACTCAGTGTCTAAAACAATTCTAGCTCTCTTTGATTTATCTCCCTTCTGAGCTTCAGACATTTTCTTTCTTGATTCAATAGATGCTTTTATTCCAAAGCTATGATGGTCTTCACCTTTTTTGTATGAATTCTTTCTTAAAATCTTCATCCTTTCAATGGTCTCCTTAGAATACTTATGTCCTTTTGAGCTCACTGCATTCTTATTAAGATTGCAACACTTACCATCATCAAAATGTAAATCCAAATAATGCTGCTCTCTAGAATTTAAATCATCATATAAACATTCTTCCAATATTTCAAATGAAGGCATACCATACTTGTTGTAAACGCTTTGAATAAATCCACTTTTATTCTTGTTGTTAATCATCAAGTGCTTGTGACGATTGAACCTATTCTGAATATCAATAGACTGGCCTATATAAAAATAACCAGATTCTTCCCAGCTCAATTTATATATTCCTAACTTTTTCATGTTGCCTCTACTGTTTGTCCGTTGTCCCAGATTGAGACTGCCTCGATTGTTTTCATTTGTTTATTGTTTATATATTTGTGTTTTATCCAACTAGATATCCCTGGAAATAAGAATAGTTTTGGTTTCCATGAACTGTTAAATTATATCTATTGACTACTTCTACGTATTGCCCTGCTGATAAATTTAAAAGAACGGTTGCGTTGTCAACATAATAACCGCCTGTCCCCGTAGTATTTGCAACATATACTGCTCTTCTAAATGAATATGCTGCTGTAGCACCATTTACTCTAATTTCAAAACAATCATCCATAAGTTGACCTGAGCCTAAACTTTCCCAAATAACACATGCTGTGAAGTTATATACACCTGCTATTGGGGCTGTAAATCTTCCATTTGATGTATTGTAATGTCCTCCAATATTAAATCCAAAACCTGAAGTAGTATTAAATATAATAGGGGAACTAGCTCCAGGATTATATGATGAATTTCTTCCTGCTCTAAATGCTGGTTGGAAAGGTGTAGTAACAATTCCCGTGGGACTAATGCGCATTTTTTCAGAAAGTGTAGTAGCATTCATTGTATAAAATGCTAATGCACCATAAATACTACTAGTGATAGACTCTGTAACAGCTGCTATTCTTGCATTTTCCCAAATAGCACCACTTAATGATATTTTACTTTTAAATGATATACCAACACTATCTCCCTCAGATACATTTGTTCTAGGTCCTAATGCTAATGCGTAAGTAAAACCTGCTGAATTAGATGTAGTAATATCTAATTTGCCAAAATCATTAATAGTAGACCCAATTACTACACTACCACCTGTAAAATAATGACCTACATTATTAGCATAGGTGAGTGCTCCAGCATTTGAATTTTGTATCTCGCCAGCTTCTGAACCGTTTTTATAGAATGTAACAGCACTACCACCAACACCATCTAAAGTTAGGTATCTAATATTTGAAAAAGATTTAGGACTCGTTGTCCCAATTCCCACATTTCCACCTGAGGTCATTGTAAACCCATTCGATGTTGGGAATGTACTTGCAGTTGATATGTGAAAAGAATTATCAGCTAGAATACCAATTCCATATTCTACATAGAATGGCTTGTGTACTCTAAAATGTTTAACTGTTCCTGCTGAATTACCAGTTGTTTCAATAATACCAAAGAAACTTGTAGGTACATTTGAAACATTTAACGCAGCGGCTGGATCATTCGTACCTATACCTACATTACCTGCTGTTGTAATCCATACTTTATTTGTACCACCAGTTCTTAAAATTAAGTTATGAATAGATTGTGTTCCTACAATACCTGAAGAGTTAGTAAAATCAGCGTCAATAAACATTTCTATGCTTCCTGAATGTAGGCTTAAAAAGTTATCTGTATTTGATGGCCCATCAATTCTTACAATTCTACCGCCAGCCCCAGAAAAGGTGGCAGCTCCTGCTGATGTAAGTGTAAATCTAGTATTTAATGCGTTGTCTGTAATATTAAATCCAGTTGCAGGCATCTGGAGATATAGAGTAGTATCAGATGCACGATTACTAAATCCTGTATTTCCTGTTCCAAATAATGTGCCTGCCGTTAAAATTAAATCATCACTAGTCACCGACCCCGTAAAACTAGCACTAGTCCCATTCAAAGCACCTGTCAAGGTTCCGCCTGTTAAAGGAAGATAGCCTGATAAACTTGAAGTTAAAGCAATTGTTCCATCTGCATCAGGTAGAGTGTAAATCCTACCACCTGGTACACCTGGTGTAATGCTTGCCATACTAAAAGAAAAATCTCTTGTAGTGGCACCGCTAATAGACTTAAATCCTATTGTATTTGTTCCAAAAGTATATATTGATGTGTAACCATTATTTCCTGTGTTTACACTTGTTGAATGTTTAAATCCAAGATAGGAACCTCCTGTAGGTGAATCTCCATTGATGCTTAAAGTGGAGGCTAATAATTGATTATATCCTAAATTAACTGCTTGAGTGGCTCCTGTGTATGGAACATATCCTGAAACACTTGGAATGTCACTTGTTAAAGCTAACGTACCTGTTGCAGATGGAAGTGTATATGTATAAGTTCCATTAGATACAGTGGAACCTAATGTCAATATTCCACTAAACTTACCAGTTCCTGTTACGTCAAAAGTAGATTGTGGGGAAACATTATTCATGCCCACTCTAGAGTTGACAATGTCAGCTGTTAAGAAGTCTGTTAGGAATGATAAATTAGTATTCTTTGACATGGGTATTAATGTTTTCTATTGTTTGTAATTTTTAATTACTTGGTTAGGCTATTTATGTTTATTCCTTGAATTCCTAGTTTAATTAAGATTTATGATTAGCATCAATTCTAGCCTGTGCTCTTTTTAATAAAACGTCTTCTGGCACTAGTATTCCTATTTCTACTTGTCTTGTTATATACCAATCTGTTTCTGATAGGTATTTTTTAGCATTTATTATTCTTATAGAGGCTTCATATTTTTGATTTTCTTCCTCTGTTGGTGGAGTAAATAGAGGATTTACAATACCTGTTTCTTCACTCACCTCTGCACCATCCATAATTTTTTCAAATTTTGGATTTATATAATGTGTAATTCCATTTATTTCTTTTATTATTATATTGTTTTCCATATGATAATTTTATTAATAAACTCTAGTTATTGTTGATGTCCAAGAATATGCTATTATTTCAAGAGGTTGAATAGTTGTAAGATTATCTGTACCCCCCATAAAAGAAATACTGCCCCATCTATTGGTTGTTCCTGTATTAAGAGTATCTACTACTACCTCTATAAAATTACCATTCTGGTATATTATTGATATAGAACCATTATTAAAATTTTGAGCTATAGTTCCAGTACCTCCATCAACATAACCAGCAGCTAGTCCTTCTATAAGACCTGTTGCATAAGTGTATCCAAAAATTTTGATCCATACCATCATTCCATTTATTGTATTAATTCTTACATGGAGGTATCTATTGGCAATGTTACCAGGTCCAATTGCACCAATAAAAGCAGTATGACCAGCTGTAGCTGCCCTGTTAAACATTGCTCCACTTGAGGTGATGCGCATTCGTTCAACAGATGAAGTTGCCAATATCATGTAATCTCCATTATGCTGATATTGAATATATCCTCTATAAGAATCAACTCCTGTTGAACCATCTCCAAATAATACAGACCCATATCCTGCTGTAGATGATGCAAGCTGTAAATCAGCAGATAAAGTTGTGTAATTTCCTATTTGTAATGTTCCAGTAAAAGTAGACGTTCCACTAACTTGCAATCTCGCTCCGTTGTCTGCGGTTGTTGTTCCAATTAAGACGTTGCCACCATTTGTTGCAAAAAATGGAAATGCCCCTGTATTTACATTGTATATTCCCCAACCAGCTGAAATAATAGTTCCATTAAATAAATAAAATTGATTAGCACCTCCAACAGCCTCCCATGTCATACCATTTTGAGACGAGCCTCCTGCTATGTATATTTTAGTTGAACTTGCATCTGTAACTACAAGTTTTCCACTAGTAGGATTAGTCGTTCCTATTCCTACATTCCCTCCGTTTGTAAAAGTTACTAAATCAGCAGCATCAGCAGCATTTGTAAATATTAAACTATTTGAATTTGTTCCTAATTTAATATAAGAGTTAGGTACACCTGCATTATATCTACCTATTTCTAATTTAGCATTATTATCATCTTTAATAGATAAACCACCAAATACTGAAAGTTTACCATAAGTTCCTGTTGGACTTCCACCTACTCCTACACTATTTGAAAAGGTCGCTGCGCCTGTGATAGTTGCTACTCTAAAATATGGTGATGCACCTAAATTACTTAAAACAAAATCACCTGTTACAGCATTATCTCTTCCAAAATCCCAATAGTTTCCTCCTAACGAATCTGAACTTCTTATATTTCCTTTGCCTCCACCTACTGACTGACCACCTCCATAGACAATAAAATTAGGAGTAACACTTGTTCCTGTATTAAAACTAGCTGCTCCTGTGAAGGTAGCTGCATTTAAAACATAAACACCACCAGCCCCACTAATCTCTATTCTGTTAGGCTTTGTTGCATGGGAATCACCATAAACTTGTGTGTATGCACCACCAGTTATGTTTCCAAAATAACCATATCCTGTTGTCCTTCCAGCAACTATTGACGCAGTTAAAGAAGTTGATTCTATATTCCCTGTAAAGCTAGCACTAGTCCCGTTCAAAGCACCCGTTAAAGTTCCACCTGCTAGAGGAAGGTATGCACCACTTGGAAGAACGCTAGTATTGACTGAGCCATCAGCCATTAAAAACTGACTAGAAGTTCCACCTGACTTGATGAAAGCTCCACCACGAATATTACCTATAAAGTAATTATCTGTTACACTTGAATTCCCTATGGTTACAGTGTTGCTTCCGTTTCCTATGGCATTGTGACCTATTATAATTTGATTGGTCTGATTGTTTGCTGCTGGTCTTGTGTCTACACCTATGAAAATACTATTATTAGTTATTAAATGCGCAGTTCCTGCTGCTAACAATTTGCCCGCATCTTTCCCTAAAGCCACATTACTACTTCCCGTTGTATTAAAATTCAAAGAAGCAAAACCAATCGATGTATTATCATTTCCCGTGCTATTAGTTTCTAAAGAGTTTAAACCAACAGCCGCATTTCCACTTCCTATTGTGTTTGATTTTAAAGACCTTGAACCTATACTTGTATTATTTCCTGCTGTAGTACTAATTAATTGCGATTGACTTCCTACAGCAGTATTTTCTGTACCTGTAGTATTAGCAGATAATGCAAGATTTCCAATAGCTGTATTTTGTGTCCCTGCTGTGTTAGCAGATAAAGCAGATATTCCAACTATAGTATTTGTTGCAACTGTGCTGCCTCCTTTTCCTATATTAATACCATTCACCACCGCATCAGCAGTAGTGGTAAGCACCCCCTGCACTCTTGTTGTGCCATTGACATCTAGCTTAAATCCTGCATCAGTTGTTGTTCCAATTAAAACATTACTATTGCTTCCTTTAACCAATATTGCACTTGATGTTAAAGCATCATTGTAAATAGTAAAGTCATAGTTAACTCCACTGTCTGTGCTGAAATGTGCAAAAGACCACTTCTGTACATCACTTGCATACAGCCCCACTCCAGCATTTGCATAATTTGGTGCTCCTCTACTAGAATCTATTCTTATTCTTGTAGCTTGAGCTGATGTAACGGACAATGGAAATGCAACACCAGCCACTGGTGTAGGTGTAGCTGTTGTTCCAATAAGAACAGTGGACCCATTGTCATATATTAAACTATCTCCAATTGTTGTACTGCTTGTGAATTTAGGTATGTAGTTAGTTGTACCACTTCCTGTTACTATTGAAGGAATGATGGCACTTGTATAGTTTAATACTGTGACAGCATCTCCTGCTAATAGTCCTATTGCTAAAACTACTGTTGTACCATTAGTGGCTGTATAATCTGTAGGAAGATATCTTACACCATTTACATATACATCTATTAGTCCCACTGTATAACCACCTGGAATGGTAAATGTAGTTTGTGATGCTGTTGCTACAAAATTGTTTTCAATTCTTGATGATGTACCTGCTAAACCATTTACACCACTTGTTCCGCTAGTTCCGCTCGTACCATTGCTACCAGTTGCTCCTGATGTGCCAGTTGCACCAGATGTACCACTACTACCAGATGTGCCTGAAATTCCTGGAACACCAGAAATTACAACATCCCAATTACAATACACACCACTACCAATAAATGTACTTGGAGTAAAAGTCAATTCACCAGTAGCAGGATTATAAGAAACTACTTGACCTACAATGTAATTGCTGTTGTCAGCAATCAATTGTATAAATTGGCCAGCAATAAATGATAATCCTGTATCAGTTGTTATTGTTATGTTAGAGTATGGCATTTTAAAATTAATATTTTAAGTTTTTAGATGGCTAACGCAATCACTTAACAATTTACAGTAAGGTTTATAAATCCACTATTATCAACTTGAACTGCTTGACCAGAGCCAGCAGATGCAACACTCTTATACCATTTGCTATTACCAGCAAGAACAGTGGATAAACCAACATTTGTATAGATTATCTTACCATCATTAAATGCATCTTGTAATGAAGCTGGGCAACCACCTGCATTAGAGAAATACACAGTTAATGATGTACCACTTCCGTTACAAGCGTCAGTAGAACTATTCCAACCCTGAGTTCCTGGAGACTGTGATGCATCAAAGTATATTGTTAAAGAACAAATTCCAGCTGTGGTAGTAGTTGTAGTTGTCGGAGCTCCAGTTGTTGTAGTGGTTGTAGTTGATGAATCTGTTGTAGTGGTAGTTGTTGTAGGCGATCCTGTAGTTGTTGTGGTAGTAGTAGGTGTTCCTGTTGTAGTGGTTGTAGTTGTCGTAGGTATTCCTGTAGTTGTGGTAGTTGTACTACTACTTAATGGTAAAGTTATACAATTTAAACTTTCGCCATAAAATAAAGATGATATACCACTTGTTCCTGATGTACCAGTGGTACCAGAAGTGCCACTAGTACCTGACGAACCAGATGTACCTGAGGTTCCAGATGTAGCAGATGTACCGCTAGTACCTGTTGTTCCAGATGTTGCACTTGTTCCTGACGTACCACTAGTTCCTCCTGTTCCATCAGTGGCTGATGTTCCACTGGTTCCACTTGAACCAGAAGTTCCTGTTGTACCTGATGTTCCTGAAGAGCCACTAGTGCCCGTAGTTCCACTCGTACCACTCGTACCACTTGTTCCATCTATAGCAGAAGTACCTGATGTACCGCTACTACCAGATGTGCCAGTTGTCCCACTAGTACCTGAGCTACCACTAGTTCCTGTAGTACCACTTGTTCCGCTTGATCCACTAGTACCTGTTGTGCCGCTGGTTCCAGAAGAACCATCTCCACCTGTAGCACCATCAAGATTGACTTGCCATACACTATATGTACCAGAGCCAGTGAGTGAAAACACTGTAAAGTTTAATACACCTGTTAATGGGTTGTAAGAAACTACTTCAGCTTCGTTGTGATTATTTGCATCGTATGCGATGATTATAGATTGCGCTACAGTGTATGCTAGTCCAAGACCCACTGTAATGGTTCCTGAGTTTCCTGGTGCCTGTAGCGTGTATGTTGTGGTTGATGTAGTGGCAAATCTATCTCCAGATAGGCCAGATGTTCCACTTGTACCTGTTGACCCACTAGTGCCAGACGTACCACTAGTACCTGTCGTACCACTTGTACCACTAGTGCCACTAGATCCTGTTGTACCGCTTGTGCCAGATGTTCCAGATGTTCCATCAATACCAGTGGTACCGCTAGTACCAGATGTGCCACTTGTTCCAGTGGTTCCGCTTGTTCCTGAACTGCCAGATGTACCTGTAGTGCCTGAAGATCCAGATGTTCCTGTTGTTCCACTGGTTCCTGAAGTACCAGTGCTTCCACTAGTACCGCTAGTGCCAGATGATCCTGACGTGCCACTAGTTCCACTTGTAGCACTAGTTCCACTGGTTCCAGAAGTGCCTGATGTAGCTGATGTACCAGAGGTACCTGTAGTTCCACTTGTTCCACTTGTTCCAGCAGTACCAGAAGTACTAATTGGAGCAGTGCCTAATGATCCATCACCTTTGATGTATTGTAAAGATGTTCCAATTGCTGATATATTAATAACACCAGATGTTGTAATTGGGCTACTTGAAACAGCAAATGCTGGAGGAACACTTATTCCTACAGAAGAAACTGTTCCTGGTGTATATCCTAATATTGATATAATGTCACCAGCTGTAATAGGGGATGCTGCTGTGACCAGTCCTTTTGAATTTACAGCAAACTTTAATGGTGTTACACCTACGTATGGATTAGCATTTACATTCTGTAAGGTTAGTGTTATTGTGGATTGTGTAAATCCTGTTCCCAATACATCACCTATAAAAGTGATTGATTGTGGAGCTGTCACCAATGGTGTTGTTGTAAGACTAGTTACTAGTCCCTTGGCATTCACTGTAACTACAGGGATTAAAGACCCTGCTCCAAAAGTTCCTGGATTTGAATTAACAGTGCTTAGCGTGAAAGGTACAGCACCTGGTCCTGTGGCTACACCATCACCAGAAAGAGCTGTGATATAGTTTCCTGGAGGTTGGAAAGATGAACTATCTAGTGTACCATCACCTTTAACAAATTGAGAGGATGTACCACCTGTTGTTATATGCTTTGCGGCCTGAAGATTACCTTGTAGTGTAAGAGTAAAATTTCCTGCGATGGTTGTGTTTTGTATTAAACTACCACCTAACTGAACTGGTTGACTTAATGCTGATTGGATTAAACCATTGTTGAAGATGTAACCCATCTGAGCATTTTGGAATGCTTGGTTTATCTGTTGTAGAGCAGTTTGAAAACTATCGTTTGTATTTACACCAATGTACAATAAATTCTCACCCTCGTAAAAAACGCAAGAGGATGATAATAAAAGAGGACATGGTTCAGCTCCACATATAACGCTCATAGCTTGACTTTTTAAAATTTTCTATTCATTACAGTGGTGCTGTAGTGGTGGTGGTAGTTGTTGTTGGGCAATTCATTGTGTAACTCCAAGCTGTACTAGACATAGGGGCATACACTTTAATTGTTGCAAAAGTGTTGCTTGCTAAGTTCTTAACAAATGATGCTGTTCCCATTCCAATTCCTACAATTCTTGGATATCCATCATCAGGGTAAGTAGTTAAGTCTGGATAGGTGTTTAATGTAATTGGATCAATCAATCCAGTTAATGAGTTTGTGAAGCTTGATCTACCAACTCCCCCAAAATCATAAAATACATCTCCTCTATAACCTGTATCAATTACAACACTACTATTCCACTCTACGATAAATCTATCAGGAACAACTAGAGCATCATAATTTAAAACTACAGTTCCTGTAGAACTTGTTAATGCTACTGATTGTGTAGTTGGATAAGAAATACCTCCAGAGAAGGATGATGATGTCCCACAACTAATTAATCCTGCTGCTGTAGTGGTAGTGGTGGTTGTAGCACCTACAACTACATCAATGAAGTTTGTACACACTCCTGCACTAATTATTCTTACAGTGGTTGTACCAGCTGGAACAGTTGCAGCATATCCTGCTAACAAAGTTGCTTTTGGAATATTTACAGCAAATGCAGATACAAACCCATCAACGTTTGAATAAAGGTTGAATGGTCCTGCGTCTGCTCCAGCTGATGTAAGAGTTATAAATACAAACATGCACTTTTAATTTAATGGTTAGCAAGAAGTAGCTGCACTCAACACTCCTCCACTTGATACTGTCCACTTAGTACTTAAATTGGTTATGTAAATATAACCACTGTAAGTAGTTGTTAAAGCAGTGTTGGTGTATAAAACTACACCATTTGCTAGTACAGGAACAGATGTATACAATATAGGCAGTAGTATAGCTGACGTACATGGATTTGCAATATTTGCTAATCCTCCTAAATACCAAGAATAATATCCAGGTCCTGTAGTTGTTGTACTAGTTGTACTAGTAGTTGGAGCACCTGATGTGCTAGTTGTTGTAGTTAAAGGTGGTGTTGGAGATATCTGTGCTTCTATAAGAGCAATTGCATTGTCAATCTTCTGCAACACGACTGTAAGGTCATCACAGCTTTGTATTCCTGTTCCTGCTAGGTTTGGACCTACATATTTAACATTTTCAGAAGATACAAAATTACATTGATCACCGCTGCAACCACATGGACCTAAAGATCCGCACCCTGGGCAATTAGTATTGAATGGCATAGTTTTATGGGATGTACATGATGTAATATGCACCTATTGTAGGTTGGATGTTATTATGACTTAATCCTCCACCTGTCGATGAATTTGTAACACTAACTGTTATTCCTGTTGTGTTGTTATTTGTAATAGTCGAAAGTGTTTTAGGAAGTGTCATGTCCAACAATGTACCAGACACACCACTTTCATTTTGATCAGCTTGACCTTTTTTGTAAGCTAATGTATGATTATGCCCAGGATCTACAATACTGGTTGTTGCTATGTGGGTGTGAGAAGGGATTTGAGTAGCTGATAAGGTCACATTATTCAAACCTGCTAAACCAAATAGTGAATAACTTGGATTACCTGCTGTAGATGGATTAACTATAGAACTCATTGGTATACTTCCAGCCATACTTCCATCTGTAGTTCCTACAGCAACACGTCCTCTCTTGTCTGGTGTACCATTGCTTCCATTACACAAAAACACATCTATGAATTGTCCAGTACCTGCTCCTGTAACATCAAAACCTGTAAGAGGACCATAGTACTCATAAGCAATGTATGGTACCATGTTGTTCTTGTACAAGTTAGATGGAGCAATACTATTCAAATAAGCTTGAATAAGAGCATTTAAATCAACAAGCTTAACATAGTTTGTATCAACTTCAATTTCTAGTGCTGTTAGATCAACAGCTGTTGAACACAGCTTGTTAATAGCTGCTTGGAGAATGTCGTGTGTATCAGACGATGCTGTTACACCTGTAAGACATCCAATTGTGTAATTGGCATTAAGGGTGGTGAGTGTTGATTCAATTGCTGTAACACTGGTTTTTAAAGAGCAAATTGATCGAATCAATGCTGATATAACATCATTGAGAGTAATGTCACCAGACACTGGAAGAAACCCACTCACCAATGAGCAGAGATCAGTTGGATCGATAACAGGAATGATTCCATTACCTGTAGACAAATCTATTATGAAATTTGCAATTTGTAATTCAACAAAAGCAAGTGTATCACCATTGGAAATACCGAGAGCAGGAATACCATATCCTGTATATCTTACGCACTGATCAGATATGATTTCTGTGCATCCGTTAAAGCAATTAGAGCAGCTCATTTATTTATATTTTAGAAGTTTTACTTTACTAGCTATTTGACATACGCTAAATTGACTAGCGTAATCTGGGTTACAATACTTATATGTCAAGATTCTTCTATAGTTTAGAAGATCTATCATTGTTGTAAATGGTACGGGCATATTCAATGCAAATACAGTGTTGTTGTATAGATTCTTTGCAACTTCTGTAATCTTGCATTCAATATCCCCTAATAATGTTGGAATATCAACACATTCAGGACAAGAGGTTAATCTAGGTTGTAGCATGTCTTTTAATTTTTATCTGATGGTGCAACAACTGTGATTTCATCTTTCTTCTTCTGTGCACAAAATGCACACATTCCGTTTTTAAGATTACACCCACATCCAACACTTGCTCCGCAGTTTGAACACTTTGCCATATTAATAATACGTTGTTACTGTTGCGTAATTATTTCCTGAACATCCACAATTATTTCTTAAGAAGTTGTTCAGCATTTTGTCAGCTTGAAGATACAATCTATTTGCTTCAACTGTAGCACAATTATTTGCAGCTGCTAAAGCTCCATT